CCATAATTTACTCCTTTTTTAAATCCAACATTTATATTCAACGCAGTCATCCTCTTTAGCTCCACAATAGTTACAATAACCATCTGTGTATTGCGGATCATCACCAGTATCAAACTCGTTGTACTCTAATAGCAATATCTCATTCATTTCAACATCTGCTCCCTGATCTCCTTCCAATCAAAAGGCATCTCATTATCTAAGCCAAATCTGTTCTTAGCTTGGAAGCCAGGTGTTTCTTGAGTAAAGATAGTTCTATCACCTTGTTTTAGTTTGGTAGTCATGCCACCGCCTTTGCCTTTTACTTGAATAGTACCTATCTTGTAATTAGCAAAAAATACAGCGTCGCTGTGTTCTATGACTAGATCAGCTGCTTTTCTATGTAATTTTATTTGGTGTCTATCATGTGGTTCGCTTGATGGATCTTCATACCTTCTAACTTCATTGTGTGCAATTTGTAAAATAGTAAAACCCTTATCTCTGCATTTATTCAATATAGTTAAATATTCTTTCCATGTCTCTAATGCAGCAGCATAACCTTTGCCGTAGGCTGGCGAGCTAATATCAGGCCAACCATTTTTTTCGCATATATGTTCATGTATTAAGGTTTCTAACCAATCCAAGCTGTCAATGACAAGGGTTTTATAATCTTGTTCTGCACAATATGTCAAATTTGTTATGAACTCTTCATAACTTTTTGCCACATCAACGTGAGGACAATCTATTTTTCCAATACCATCTTCTGCTTGTATAATTACTGGGTTTTTCATTTGCGATGCAAAAGTAGTTTTACCAATACCACCAGGTCCATATAAAACTACAATTGGTGGCTTTAGTTTTGCCTTTTGTCTAATTTTAACTAAACTCATTCAGCCACCTCTATTACAGGTTCGCTTTCAAGCGACTCTTTAAGCCTTCTTGAATACTCAGCTCTTAATATGTCAAGCTTCTCTACTTCAAAATTAGCATTACCAACAAATTCATTCTTTTGTTTTTCTAGTACTGCTAATTTGTTATAAAGCAAACCTTGCTCATCATTAAGGTCGTTAAGGTTGTATTCCTTACCGCCCTCTTCAAAGCTAAAAGTATTTACTTCATTATTTTCTTCTACCATTTTAGTCTCCCTTTTGGTTTTGTTTATAAGTATCACATACGTCTTTAGCATTACACCAACGGCATCCGTCTTTACTATAGTTATATGTGGGTATTTCTTCAAAGCAAGCATCAGCTGCTGGCTTCAAGGTTTCATAAGCCCAATCAACTAAATTAATAGCTGATATGGAATATGATCTGATAGGACCATCTCTATGCCAACCTCTTGGTTGTACGATAGTCATTTGAACTGTGCAGTCATCACCGTATCTAGTCAATGCACCTAACGCATAGATACGCATCTGTGGGTTGTCTGCTTCAACCGCCCACTTACCTGTCTTTAAATCTATTATTTCTATGGTGTCTTTACCAATAAGAATAGCATCTGCTGTTCCCCATAGATCTGTATGTATTTCTGGCATGTTTACCCTCTCTTCAATCAAAGGTCTTTTAATATCTAGTTCTTGCACTCTTTTGTCTATGTACTCTACATAAGTATTAGCGCAGTCAATCATCTCTTGATCTACTGTAATGTCAAAGTCTTCTACATGATGCGTAGTGCCTAAGTAATACTCTTCTATGGTTAGGTTATTAAGTCTACCTTTTAATAGTGTCTCTACCATTTCGTGAATCAATGTACCAGTAGCAGCGGGTATGCCTACCTTGTATTCTACATCCATGCTTGCAAGTAATTGTGGCATACCTGGACATGCCATCCATATCTTTGCAGCTGATGGACTTAACTTAGCGTGTGCCATGGACGGAAATGTAAGAGTCTTGTTCCATTCTCTTCACATCATCAAGATCGTATTTAATCTTGCCACCAATCTTAAAGTAGTTTGGTCCTTGACCTCTGTACCTTCTATTATCAATTGTTTTCTTGCTGACACCCCATCTCTCTGCTAGTTCGTCAACTTCTATGGTATTTGATATGTCAAAATTCTTTTCTGATATTTCCATAAATTTCCCTTTTATTTATATTTTTGTTTATAATATACCAATATTACTAATTTACAAGTAGTATAATAATAAAAAGGAGTAAAAATGACTATAGATAACATAACACCAGAGGAATGGGATCAAGAAATAGATAGAAGAGCAATAAATAACCAAGTAGGTGGCGGACACTATAATGGTTTAAAAATACAACCTAAAGAATATGTTTATGCAAACAATTTAAGCCCATGTCTTTCTGATTGTCTTAAATATATAACAAGAAATAAAGGTGACAAACAAAACAGAATAGAGGATTTAAAAAAAGCAATTCACTCTATTGAACTAGAATTACAATTAACGTATGGCGTGGACGTTGATGGTAATGATATAGGAAATCACGTCAGAGAATTTAAAATAAAACCCAAGAGGTAACTATGAATTTTGATGCGTTTGACGATCCAATTCTTAAAGAAAGAAACGGAAGAAAACCAATCTATGTAAACAAACATCTTGCTAGAAAGTTTAGAGATTTTTGTAAAATGGAACAGAAAGAACCACATGATGTGGCTGAGTATCTAATATCTTTAGGTATGAACTCTGTAACACATTATAAAGATCCTACTGTGTCTGTTGACATTGAAGCTCTTTAAATAGGTTTTCTACATTTTTCAGCGAGTCAATCGCTTGGATATCTTTGTCCTCAATAGATATCTGCTTGCTACCATCTGGAAAGAAAAACATTACCTTCTGACAATTTAATGCAACCAAAGCATAAACATCTATATCACCTTTATTATAAAACCTAGTCTTAGAATGAGATCCACATCTAAGATCAAACCTCCAACTCTTTCTAGCTTTCTCTATTTGCTTTTGTGTTTTGACTTGGCACTTGTAAAGAGTCTGGCCAACCTCAAAGATGATATCGGCTTTAGAACCATGTGGCATAACAGTAACAGTATCAGAAAGGGTAGAAAGCACCGAGGCTACTAAATATTCTCCAGATCGGCCAACTCTTTCTGTTTGGCGTGGCATGTGGTTATTGCGTAGTTGGCTCTTGTTGCAACTGTTCGGAAACTATTGGAACAGCTGGTTGTACTGCTATTGCGCTTGGTGGCACAGGCACATCTGGCAACTCTGGCACAGAATTTAAAAACTTTTTCATAAACTCTTCTTTCTTACCAGCTACGTTCCTACTAGCACTTTTTAATAAGCTTTTATCAAATGGATTAGACAAAAATTGATTCAATAATCTTAATAAACCAAATCCTGCAAAAGCACCTATGCCACCGCCAGCGCTTATGCCTGTTGTGCCAATAAGAGCTGTCGGTCCTAATGACTGCGCTGATCGTAATAAACCAGACCTAAGTATAAATGTATTAACATCTGGTAATGCTTCAGGGAATTGTTTTAGTATATCTAAAAACTGGAATAAATCTTCTGCGTTTGTGTATTTATAATCTTTTAGTAATTCTTGTGTAGCTGCATATCTTTTGCTTTTTAGATTATCAAAACCTAGCTCATTATATAATTTACCAAAATCTCTTTTTTCACTTTTTAAGTATTTGTTGAATATATCATCTAAGTAATTAGCAGCTAATTCATTTACTTTTTTTGTACCAATTATATTTTTTAATTCTTTGACTGCTTCTGGTGATTTCGCATCACTAAATGTTTTAAAGTAAAGATCCTCTATTCTTTGTGATGGTGGTCTACCTACACCTGGTCTTAAAGCTCCTCTGCCTAATGCTTTTTGGAACTCTTTACCAGTTTTACCTTCAACAACTGACATATATTCTTTAAACAATCTATCACCTGCTGCCATTAACCTACCTGCTTGATCGCTTGGATCTCGCAATTGTTTTTTCATTGTATCTTGTAAAGCACTTACAGCTCTATACGCATAGTTGTTAGGTGTAGCACCTTTTGACGGATCATATTTTTTAGATAAGTTTGTTAGTTTAGTGTCTAAAGCCTCTACGTCATTGTAAGATAATTTTCTTTGCACAGGTGTCAAACCTCTTCTACCCATAGCAAAGTCTGACCTATATACCCTTAGCTCATTTAATAAATCTAAGACATCTTGCGGTGCATCTGTAAATTTACTTTTTGGATAAACAGTATTAGCTGTTCTCACTAGATTTGTTGTGTCAAAAAAATTACCTTTCTTTTTATTTAAGTCTTTAGCTTTTCTATATACAGATGTGTATGAGTTTCTCCAATCTTTAAATGATTTCATACCAAGTTCTTTGATCATTTTTGATCTTTCAACTTCTGTGAGAGGCATTTTTTTAGCAGTTGGTGATATTCTTTTGCTTAATGCTTTATCAACTTGTTCAAAAGTTGTTGCAAGTTGTTTTTGACCAGGAGTACCTGCAAGTGGCATACGGCTTGTTAGATTGTAAATACCTCTAACAAATGGCGATGTGCTAGCTTGACCAAGAGAAAGATCTATACCTTCTTTAGCTAAAACTTCTGCTTGTTTTGCAGCTTCATCGGTAATACCCATTTGTTTTTCTAAAAAACTTACTGTTTTTTCTGGATCAGCTGATTTTTCTACTGCTGCTTTTTTTGCTGCTTGTGCCTTATCTACAATTTTAGAAACTACTGGTTTTAATGCTTTACCAGCAACGGGTACTGCTGTTGTCAAAGCTGCATCTACTGCACCAGTTACAGCAGCGTCTTTAATTCTTTCGCCTGCACTTGGTGCTGGCATATCAGGAGCTAATAAATCGCCTAAAAAATCTGCTGCTAAAGAACCACTACCTGCGCCAACGCCTGCACCCGCACCTGCGCCAGCAATAATTCCTGCTGGTCCTAATGGCACTCCAGCTATACCACCTGCAATAGCACCACCAACGCCACCTACAACTTCTAAGAAACCTTCTGCCCAAGACGGCAACCTACCAGGATAATCATTTGGGCTTATAACTCCTAGCTCTATACCTATTTTTCTTGTTCTAGCATAGTAAGTTTTTGCGTCAATTTTTCCTTCTTTAAGCAGTTTATAACCATCAGATTTTATTTCGTTAAAAACCTGTTGTTTATTTTCTACTTTTTTAAGT